CTGTTCAAAAGTTTGAATACTTTCTATAACTTCTTCACGCTTCAATTGCAGTAATGCATTGAATTCGTGTCAAAGTCGAACTTTAAATCCTAAGGCTTGCTCTGTATAACGATTGAAACTTGTCCTCATTTCTAATGAGGCATTATCAATTTTATACACTTTCAAAGCGACCTTACGGCCGAAAGTAGATCACAAGTTTACAAGTTTCATATAACCAGAATTGGTTATTGTGTTGCTTGTAAATAGTTGCAACAACGCGTGAATATCTTGAATAATTCCAAGTGAATGTAAGCTAGTCATTAGAGCTCCATAGTAACCTTTATCCCGAAGGAATCGCAGGATTAATCCTGGGCCGACGGGTGTATAGTTTATATACGGACTCTTCAGTACTTTAGCAAATTCAGCAAATCTCGTTGAGATTACTGATTTTGATAAATTAATGGAGAGACCGAGGTGTTCTATTAACTTTACATATTCTTTAGCAACGACATCGTTTTGAATCACGATATCATCACCGAGAATAGCATAGTCTTTAAAGTTCTTCATCCCGCACCGAAGTGCGCAAATCTTCACAATTATGTGATGACTTATAGCTAACATAGCTCAAGAGGAATAAGCACCCATTGGTTGCCCAACGGCGTACTTGAATCTATAAGACTTATAAATTCATTCGATATCCAGTAGTTGAGACCACTCATCCCCAAAACCTGGTAACAGGTAATTAAGGATTTGTGTTTGAAACTTTACTGGTAATCTATCTGTGGCAGCGCTCAAGTCAAAACAAGAGAACTTCTCCTGGAGCTCCCTATCAAGTAAAACTTGTAAGGGGTGCATCTGGTTAAAAGTTCCGTCTTGATCTTGAAGCGTCCGCAGAAAAGTGAATAAAGACTTGTGGAGTGGCTTTAGAGCAACTTGAATCCAGTAGTTAGTTATTGCAACTAACCTACCTTTTCCAGCTTGATCTAAGACTACACTAGTCCGCCCGAGAGGCAAATCAGGAATAAAGAATAAGAAAGGAATTCCGACCACTGCTAACAGAGAGATTCATATAAATATGAATCTACCTGACCAGCTTCTTCACATTACACGTCTTAATGACATGAATGTTGAAGGGTGTTGGAGCAGTGCAAGAATATCTCCGTTTGACCCAAACGCGGATTTCCGCGTTAAAGGTCCAGCGGATTCTAATCTTAGTAATTTATGTGCACCTAACTTGAGACGTTTAAGCCCCAAGTCGTCCAGTGCATCACGAATTTCCGATAACTCTAACGTTTCACTGACACCACTAAATGGTGCAGTAATAGTTGAGAATTTCGGTTTTTGGACACTAGGCATAACTCTGAAGACTGACAGTAATGTCAGTAACATTTGTACCTTTGACTCTCTTCTTTTGAGAATAAATTCTCGAAGAGAGCGAGGGATGATAGACGGGATACCCGAAGGACCTCTTTTGACTCGTATAGTGTTTCCACT